TCCTGAAGCTGAAGATCGGCGAGGGTAACGTCACCTTCGAGGAAAAGCGGAATATCGAGTACGTTCGCGAGAAGCGTCAGGTCGCCCTGGGCTTTGTGAAGACCGGCGACGACGAGCCGATGGACGTCTCGATCGACCTCATCTGGGAGTTCCTCTCCGGGACGACCAGCGATCCGCCCACGCCGGAAGAGGCACTGAACAAGACCGGCCAGGCCGTCAACTGGGTCACGTCGGGCTCCGATCCCTGCGAACCCTATTCGGTCAACATCGAGATCGTCTACACGCCTCCGTGCTCAGGCGTCGAGGCGGAAGTGGTCCTGCTCGAGGAGTACCGCTGGGAGTCGATCAGTCACGACTCGAAGGCCGGAACCATGTCCACCAAGGGCAAGTGCAAGACCTTGCTGGCGAACAACAGCCGTGTGGCTCAGCCTGCTCTTCCCTGACCTAGTGCTCTCAAGAGCAGGAGTGACTCATGGCTCAAATTGACCTACGCCATGCCGACTTCTACATCAAAGACGGCTACGCGGCAAGCGGGACGATTAACCAACCAGGCGGGTATCCGAACGGGACAACGACGATCGTTGTCGCCGGCTTCAATCTGGCGATCCCCAATGGCTCAACGTTCAAGATCAACGGGACGGGCACGACGTACACGATCAGCGGGACAAGTGGTGGCTCGACGCCGACCAGCCTGACCTTCAGTCCTGGCTTCAGTGGCCACGTCGCTGATGGGGCAGCGGTCAATGTGAGCATCACTGGTCCCACGGTCAACAACGTGAGCGGCTACTCGTCCGGTGCGACCACGATGCTCGTAACCGGCTACTCGAATGCCATCCCGAACGGGACGACGTTCACGGTAGCTGGCGACGTGACGGTCCACACGGTCAGCTCGACCGTTGGTGGTTCGACACCGACCTCGATCACGTTCTCACCTGCTCTTGGGAGCAACGTCTCGAACGGTGCCCAGATCACGCTGACACCGGCCGGGACCGTCAACAGTCCGACGAACAGCCCCCAGGCTGGTGACACGTCAATCACGGTGAGTGGCTTCAGCAAGGCGATTCCAGTCGGTGCGGTCTTCACCATCAGCGGCGACACGACCCAGTACACCATTACCTCGGTGACTGGCGGAGGTACTCCGACGGCCTTCACGTTCACGCCCGCACTGGTGCAGAATGAGCCCGACACGAACGTTGTCACGGTCGGACCCAACATCCTGAAGCTGAAGATCGGCGAGGGCAACGTCACCTTCGAGGAGAAGCGGAATATCGAGTACGTTCGCGAGAAGCGCCAAGTCGCTCTCGGGTTCGTCAAGACGGGTGACGACGAGCCGATGGACGTCTCCATCGATCTCATCTGGGAATTCCTGTCCTCGCAGACAGGAGAGCCGCCGAAGCCCGAGGAAGCCCTCAACCAGACGGGTGCAGCCGCTGACTGGGTCACGGCCGGTGCCGATCCCTGTGAACCCTACGCGGTGAACATCGAGATCGTCTACACGCCGCCCTGTTCGGGTGTGGACGCTGAGGTCATCCTGCTCGACGAGTATCGCTGGGAATCCATCTCCCACGACTCCAAAGCCGGGACAATGAGCACCAAAGGCAAGTGCAAGGCGTTGCTGGCTAACACCAGCCGCGTCCTGCAGCCGGCCACGCCCTAACGCTCCTGCTCTTAGGAGCAGGAGACTCTTATGGCACAAATCGACCTTCGCAACGCCACCATCCGCCTCGCGGATGGTGGCTCTAATCATATTGATGTCAAGATCGGTGAAGGCACACTGAACTACGTCGAGAAGCGACAGATCGAGTTCGTGAAGTCGCGAGGCACGCTCGACACGGTTCGCGAAAACGAAGAGGTCCCGATCGAAGTCGATATGAGCTTCATCTGGGAGTTCATCCTGGGAGCTGGCGGCGATATCACGGTCGAAGACGCCCTGAAGCACCGGGGCAATGCCGGTGGGTGGGCGTCAGCCAGCTCGGATACGAACGCACCATTCTGCTTGAACCTCATCATCATCTACGTGCCGCCATGCTCGGGGGTCGAAACGGAGACCCTCATACTGTCTCAGTTCCATTACACGGAACTAGCTCACAGTCTCAAGGATGGAACGGTCGCCCTAAAAGGCGAATGCAACATCAAGTCGGCTGATTCAATCCGCTCTTAAGAGCAGGAGAGTGCAACATGAAGCTCGCGGGGAAGAAGATCAGCGGGCCGAATATCGAGACGATCATCCTGCCCCGCGGGGACGGGGAACCGATCGTTTTCAAGGCCCAGGCTGTCTTGGATTTCGACGATTTCGAGAAGATGTGCCCGATGCCGAAGCCTGCAACCGTGGTGCGGCCAGGTGGCAAGAAATCAGCCAACTTCGAGGACCCCACCTACAAGGCCGCCATCGAACTGCATGCCAAGAAGCGGTTCGCCTGGATCGTCCTCACATCACTCCATCTCGGGACGCCCGATCTGGAGTGGGAGAGGGTGGACTACGGAGACCCGAACACCTGGCTCAGCTACGAGGACGAGCTGCGTGAGGCAGGGATCTCGAACATCGAAATCGGACGGATTCACCGCGGCGTCATGATTGCCAACGCACTGGACGACGAGAAGCTCGAAGAGGCTCGTAACGCTTTTTTAGCTTCTCAGCAGGCACTGGCCGACCCATCATCCTTCCCAAGGGACGAACCGAGCTCTACGCCATCTGGCGTGCCTGCGAACGACTGAGCCTGCGGCCTCCAGGCGTGGAGCCGAGGTTCGACGAGAACAACGTCTGGATGAAAGCATTTATCTTGGCCTATTCCCAGATCCGCGAGCTTGAGGATTTGGAGTGGGCCAAGTTGAGGCTGTAGCATGCCGCTCATAAGAGCACAGTTTCTCGATTTGAAGTACGACATGGCCGCTCATCGGAAGACCCTCGATGCGGCCCTCCAGGTCCAGATGAGACAGGCGGCACGTGCATGGCTCCGCGAGGTCATCCTGCACGTGCCCGTCTGGACCGGCATGGCGAAGAGTAGCCTGAAACCCCTCGGTCGGTTCCTGCGGGTCGCGATCCCGATCACGCCGCACCCCAGAGCCGTACCAACAAAACACAAGAATATGGCGTTAGGTGAGCAGCAGCAGGAGTTCGGGTTCGAGAACAGCGGTGCGTTGTACAGCTTCAGTTGGACGACGGACGTTCTCCACTACCAGCTCAACGAATTCCACACCAGCTCCCTGCCACTGATCCATCCGACACCGTGGCGATCGACGCACTTCGGTGCTCTCGCCTTCCAACGGTACGTCGCCGACATACTGCCAAAACGCATCCCTAATGCTGCCGACTTCATCCGGTCGAGCTATTTGCGGGTAGATAGGAGTTGAGATGGCAGACGACGGGAAATCGAAACTAGATCTCGATGTCGCAAGATACGTTGCTGGGATGCAGCAGGTTCTGAACTGGACCGAGAAGTATTCGACAGGGATGAAGGAAGCCGCGGTCAGCTCCCTGGGTTTCAACAAAGAAGGCAAGCAGACTGACGCCACGGTCGAACTGATCGCAAAGAGTGGCGAAAAGATCACTGCTACGCTCTCTAGGGTCCGTAACTCCTACCAGGTCACATCGGTTCAAATCAAGAAGTCCCTTGCCGAGATCCGGGCCGAGCAGGAGAGGACCTTCAGTGAGGCTCAGAAAAAGAAGGCTGGAGAGCAACTAACGGCGTTCAGGACGACGACCGGCAAATCGGTTCAGGCGAGCCTCTTCCCGAAGGGTGGTCAGCAGACTGACTATCGGAAACTGTTCAGTGACCTCGACCGACTGGAAGGCTACATCAGCCGGGGACAGATCACCGCGAAGCGGGCCCAGTCGATCATTGCCGACATCACGACGGGAACCAGCAAGCGGATCACGTCTAACTCATTTGCCGAAGCCTTCCGCCAGGATGCCTTGAAACTCGTTACCGATGCGACCGCTCTTAGGAGCAGGCTCGAGAAGGGAGTCTCCAAGGCGACGGCCAGAGCGGATTCACTGAAAGTGACTCCTGCTCTTGAGAGCACCTTTGGCCGGCTCCTGCCGAAAGTTGCCTCACCAGCCCAGCTTGCTCAGGTAGATGCGGCTTTCCTGAAGATCCAAAATGTCGTCGCCTCGGGCGGTGTGTCGTTCACCCGGTTCGAGGACCTCGTCAAGAAGCACATGGCCGGGGCCAGCGACGCTACCACGCTCGCTGAGAAGAAGATCAGCCAGGCACTGAACCGGATCACGTCGACCTACGATACGGTTCAGGACAAGGCCACCAAGACGGCTGACAAGGCCAAGGCGAAAGCCGACGCCCTCCAGGTCGGTCAGACCCTCAAGGGTGGTGGTAAGGGCGGCTTCAATCTCCTGGGACTGGATGAACAGGATCTGCAGCGGGTCTATGCTCAGATCGCCAAGATCCAGAACCTCATCGCCAGTGGCAAGCTCACCAAAGACCAATTCGAGAACGTCTTCTCCTCGGTGAAGACTGGTGCTCGAACCGGGTTCCTCGGTGCCGAGGAGCAAGCCCGGCAGTCAATCGAGCGGATCAGGCTGATCATCCAGGGGAAACTCAAAGAGCCCTTCAATGTCGAGATCAACTTCCAGCGGTCCTTCGATGCTCTCCGGGCCCTCGTCACGACGAACTTCGCCCTGGAGCTGCTCGATCGGTTCAAGTCCCTCGTAGACGAGGCAGCGGAATTCCAGCGCCAGATCGCGTTGATCCAGACGATCACCCAGGATGCTGATCTGAGTTTCAATCAGTGGGCTGGAGGCATCCGCAAGGTGTCCGACGAGCTGGGTAAGCCGATCGGTGAGGTCGCTGCTGCCGGCTACGACCTGCTCAGCAACCAGGTCACCAAAGCGGCCGACACCTTCGACGTGTTGCGTGAAGCCGGCCAGTTCGCCCGGATCACGAATAGCAACACCGAGGATTCAGTCAACCTGCTCAGCACGGCCATCAACACCTTCCGGTTGACGACGGCCGATGCGAAGCGGATCGCAGCCGAGTTCTTCACGGTAATCGACTTGGGCCGTGTCAAGGCCCAGGGCTTGGCAAACAGCGGCCGAACCTTTGAGTTCGGTAAGACGGTCGGTGCATCGATCGAGGAAATCAACGCCGCGATCATCACC